ACATACTTCAAATGATTTTCATTATTAACATTCTCAGCATACTTAACTGGGTCTGCTAAATATTGAGCATAAGTACCATTCTTATACTCTTCAATTGATTGTTTTTCTTCAACAATCAATTCTTCTTTTGTATGTTTAACATACCTTGGCATTTCAATGCTTTCATCGTATTTAGCCAATTGTTCTTCAACGTTATCACCGATAACTAATACTGCGAAATGTGACATATTTTTATTTTTTATAATGTTAATACTAGTGCGAAAACTAACCAACCCCAACCATTCACACCCAATGCTGCTAGGGTTACAATACCACCAACCAATGCTATTTGTAATAGCGTTGTGTTGTCAAAATTATTTTTACTCATTAATATACTGCTTTAATTGATTTTAATGCTTCGTAGCTTAGTTTATTGATTGATGCAGAAACTCCCATCCCAATTTGTTGTGCTACACTAATAACAGTTGTTTTCTCGCACCCTTTTATAATATGATGACATTTTGTTTCATTAAATTCTTTATGACATAATTCTTTAGCATCTTTCATTGGTAATGAATCACTTATTACTAATTCAGCTAATTTACTTTCACCAATTCGTTCAACTGCTGGCCCAGATAACACACCATGTGCAATTATCGCCCTTACAGTCAACGCACCAGCATCTTTCAATACTTCAGCAGCTTTACATAACGTACCAGCAGTATCAACCATATCATCCAATATGATAACATGTTTACCTTTAACATCACCAATAATAATCATTTCATCAATCACGTTGGCTTTTTTCCTAGTTTTGTCAATCATGACAATGTTTAGGTTAACACCATATCTTTTATTGATTTGGTCACGCATACGTTTAACACGTTTACCAGAACCAGCATCTGGTCCACACAATACAACTTCACCACCAGTAAAGTTTTTGATAGTATCGTTGATGTAACTGTCGAAAACATGCTTACCTTCAATGTGTGTAACTGGTATATTAAAGAACCCTTGTATCTGGTCAGCGTGTAAATCAAAAGTGATTACTGATGTTGCACCACGTTGTTCAATAATTTCAGCCATAACCTTAGCACCAATTGGTCCTCTGCTTTGGTCTTTCTTATCTTGTCTAGCATATGGGAAATATGGTAAGATAGGTATAATCTCTTTAGCACCACCACGTTTTGCAGCATCAATAGCCAATGCTAAGTTGATGATTGCATCTGATGTGTTTGGACTAGATAACAAAAACACTGATTTACCTCTAACTGAGTCAGTGAAATCAACACATAACTCACCATCGGAGAATTTTTGTTTGTTTAAATAACCTAAACTAATTTCATGTTCCGTGCTAAATAAATTAGCAGAGTCAATAATGGCTTCAGCCAATTCTGTTTTACCATCTAAGGTAAATAATAACGATTGATTCATATTATATTTCTTTTACGATGTATTCCCAACCAGAGTCAGAGTTTTGTGTCATCAATGCAGCAAATTTTTCAGCATCTTGTAAATTATCGAATTCCAATACTTCAGTGTTAATATCTAACATTAGCACGTTTAATGTTTTCCCATTTGATTGTACCACTTTCTTTATGATACAGTAACTTTTTACATTTTTCATATTTATTTATTTTTTAGTTTCTACAAATGTATGAATAATATTTCATATAAACAAAAAAAGATGAAAATTAATTCATCTTTTTCCAGTTTCTGTCATGATACTTGGTCTTATAACGCCCCAAATCAAATGATTGATTATGTAATATGACATCTAATGCTGTTGGCAACTCATCATATAATTTATCCCATTCAGCTTTTTGTTCATCACTATATTCAATAACATCATCTGCTTCAAATGGGTCAAACCCTTCTGGTTTACCGTTTAATATTGTATCTATTGCTTCATAGATAGTATCAAAACCAAATGGAACAGAATCTTCATCATCAGAAATATTAACAATAAGTTCTTTTGATTTACTCCAACGTAAATATTTTAACAACTTTACGTGTTCTTCTTTCAATTCAAATTTAACTACACTCATGATTAGAATGGTAATTCATCTTCTTCGTTATTGTTAACTTTTGTCATTGAAGACAAAACATCTTTCTTAGTGTCTTTTTTAGGTTTATCAGTAGAAGTTGGTTCTTCTGATGAAGCAATTGCAACACCTCTTAAATTAGTAAAATATTTACCTTGCCATTCACTACCTTTTAGTAAGAAAGCAATCTTAACTTTTTCACCAGCAGCATGGTCATCTAATTTGTTAATACCATTTTCATCGGTAAACTCAAATTTTATTAATTGAGGATAATCCTCTTCTGTTTCTAATACAACTTCTCTTTTCTTGAAATTGTTTTTAAATTCTTGAGTATCAAAAATCTCTTTGATAACTCCTTCAAACGTGTAATATTCCATATCTATTTTTATTTTATTAATTCAAATATACTAAATAAATTATTAATTAGCAATATTTTTTTGATTTTCTTCTCTTTTTAATAATTCGTCAACTAATTCATTTAACCCTTCACTAGCAACTTTTCTAATGTAATTAGGTTTAATCCCATAAGCTTCCATGTGAGTTGATGGATTTGGGTCAACATAATAAACTTCACATTCACCACTTAAAACTTTATGTCTTAATTGACCTAACATTGATAACGTATAAGTTATCTCTAAACTTGTACCAACAATGATAAGAATGTCTGCAAATGGAACTTCATCATAAGCTCTATCTGTGTCATAAGGCCATTCACCAAACCAACAAACATGTGGTCTTAATTGTGAATCAGTATGTTCACATTTATCACCGATGTTAATGTCGTTATAACCAATTTCTTTAACAATGTAATTAGTGTCAAAACCTTCTGATTTATGGAAGCAACCTCTTGCTTTGGTTAACTCACCATGTAAATGAATAATATCACTTGCACCAGCACGTTCTAACAAATCAGTTACGTTTTGCGTCACGTTTAATACACTATATCCTTCTTCTAAACGCACCAATGCTCTGTGAGCATCGTTTGGTTCAACACTAGGTAATTCTCTACGTCTTTCGTTGTAAAACGCCAAAACTTTTTCACGGTTTTTAGACCATCCTTCTTTTGTCGCAACTTCATCAACTTTATAATTGTTCCATAACCCATCTTTAGAGTCACGAAACGTTAAGATACCAGATTCTCTATCTAATCCAGCACCACTAAATACTACTACTTTCTTTTTCATTTTTCTTTAACTTTTTTATTACCAATCCCAACTAATTTTAGCATGAAAAATAATCCACCTACAAATCCAAAATCATACCATCCACCATTATTATTTACTGCGTATACAGCAACATCGTCCCAAATAAGACTACCAATAAATGATGGAACTGTTATCATACCATGCCATGTACCACCCCAGAAACCATAAGTGTGTTCTGTTGGTGGTAAACATTGTTTAACATGTGATGTGTCGGCACAACTACTTAACAAAAATATTGCAATTACAATTGCAAAAATAATTAAACCAATTCTTCTTCTTCTTTTCATAAACATTTTTTAATTTTTTCTAAAACCCTTCTATTTATTTCTTCTTCTGCTATTCTATCAATAGTTTTTTCTAATATTGATTCTGCAATTTTATTTATTTTATCATCTAAATGTTCAATTAAAGTTCTTTCAACTTGTTTAATTTTGAACTCTAATCTTTCTTTTATTTGAGTTTTCATTGCATCACCCAAAAAACCTATCTCACTATCAATAAAATCATGTAAAACTTCTCTAACCTCTTGTGGTTTAATAACCATAACATCACCATTTTCATTTTTAAACCTTAATGTTTCAAAATCGGCATTATCCCTAGTTAAATCTTTTCTACCTTTATTGTATCTTTGTATGTCAGATATTCTCGCCATTTTTACTAGTTAATAACCATAAAACACTATCCCAATCACTGTCACCATCGAATCCAGCTTTGTCTTCAAATAATACATTCATGTAAGGTTTTTTATCGTAGTTACCATAACCTTCTAGGTTTGTAGCTATCTCTGGGTTTTCATTTATGTAATCAAAATGAATATCATTCTCTTTGAAATACTCAATATATTGTTCAATCTCATGTGGATGTGAACATGTGTAAAGAATCATTACAACATCTTCCATCTTGCTAATAAACTGAAGTGTTTCTTTAGCAAATGGGTAAAACTCTTTAGGTATGTTTCCATACTCGTAATTTGGTTTTAGGATTGTACCATGGATGTCAAACGCCCAATATGTTTTATCCCAATTTCTATTAACCATGTGTTCATAATGATTAATTTTTATTGACCTTACTATACTCATATTTTATAAATTAAATATTCTCATAAAGTCCATATAATTCATTGAATAATAGGACTTTTCATTTTTAAAAAACACTGTATCACCAGCATATACAATATCAGTTGGCATCCATTTGATGACAATATCAACTGGCATTAATTTTTCACCAACATTGGCCAAGCCTACTTTAACTGTTTCCATTAAATTAAAATTATTTCGATATTAGCTTCCTCCATCATTTGAATCGCAGCCTTGAAGTGTACACCCCATACTTCGTGGTCTAAATTTGGTTCTGGTGCTATTATTTTTGTTATTCCAGATTGAATCATTGCTCTTGCACAATCAGCACATGGGAACAAAGTTACATACATTTTACAATCTTTCAATGATACACCATGTCTTGCTGCATGGTATATTGCATTTCGTTCAGCATGCTCTGTGAACAAATATTTTGTTGGTCTTTCATAACGACACTCTTCAGTATCATCACAACCTCTTGGTATTCCATTATAACCCATTGATATAACTACATTGTCATTATCAACTATTACAGCACCAACTTTTTTATTTTTATCCTTGCTCCATTCAGCAATGTGTTGACACAACTTGATGAACTTCTTATCCCAATTATCCATTTAATATTTGTATTATTTTATCTTTTATGTTTTGTTTTTTGATTCCTTCATGTTCATTAGGACAATGAACAAAGTTAGGGTACAACCATTCATCCATATTCAAATCATCAATGGCAACCCATTTGATATCATTCTTCCATGCGTTAATTTCTAACCATGCATTTATTTCATCAGCACGACCACCTTCAAGATTATCACCCTTATATGTTTTTAACGATGGTGTAAACCCTATCGGACCTTTCAACACTCCGTTATGACAAAAAATTTCACGCATTTCATGCAAAGTATATTGATTTCGCCAATCAGATGATAAAATGATTTCAGCACCAGTCTCACTAAGTATAAAATTGAGATAAACAACAGCTTTTTGGTCAAACATATAAGCACCCCACTTGTTGTTTTTTCCTTTACCATAACAAGATGTTGTTGCTAATACTCCATCAATATCTAAAAATATTACTTTCATTTTCTTAAATACTTATATTTTAGGATTAACCCACTATGTACCTTATCTTTGTATGGTGAATCAAAATACGACTCAACGTCATATAAAATAACACCTTCAACGTTAGCGTATCTAGGGTCATTTAATAACATTTCATTCTTTCTATTCATCCACTCTAATAAAGTCTCTTCAACTTTAAGAGTTTCAGTTCTAATTGTGTATGCTGAAGATGGTATTTTTAACGCTTCTTCTAAATTTTCAAAAACTATTTTCATGTTACAAATGTACTAAAAATAAATTAAAAATCAAATGTTTTCTTCTTTTTTCTTTAAAAAAGCATACCTAATAATCATACCACCATGTGTCACCCCTTCGTAAGGGGTAGACACAATTGGTTGCATGTCATAGATTAAAAGACCTTCAATGGAACTATAATTAGGATGTGTATTGATTCTTTCTTCCTTTCTAACCAACCATTCTTTGAATGTTTCATTTGATTTCATACACTCACTAACCACAGTCCAATAAACTACTCTACCATCAATTAATTGCGGTTCAAGAGTGTTTGCATCTTGCATTGGATTATTAACAAAGATTATTACCATGGAACGTATTGAACGATTGTTACATACTCACCAATCATTTCTTCTTCAATTATTTTCTCAATGATATCCCAATCACCACCAGCCAATCCAGCACCAATCATCGGTAACCCAATTGTTTTACCAGAAAATTTAGCTTTCATCTCTTTTAAACCAGAACGTAAAGCATCATAGTCTAAATCCATGTTACCACTACGTCTACCTTTGGTGTCATATTGAGAATAAATGTTTACAACTATCGGTGTAGAATTAACCGTATGAGTAATAGTACCCATTTTTGATTCATCACCAGCCACTGTTGCACAATCAGCCTCATATGCTTCTGGAAAAGCATTTTTAATTTGTGGTGCAATACCAGCACCCATAGCACAGAAACAGTTACAACCGTGTGCTATTACATCGAATTCTCCTTCTTTGGCCATTTTCACTAAATCGCCTTCTACGTATCTAATCATTACATTTCTATTTTAATAGTTCTTAATTTTTCTCTTACTTGCATGATAGCTTCACCTAACCAATTGGTTCCTTGCCATTTTGACTTGTCGTGAACTCTAGCATCGTTTTCATGCAATCCAATTCCCCAGATTTTATCCTCTGGACTAGCTTCTACAATTTCTCTATCACCAGTTGCCAGTAACTCAGCCATCATAGATGGGTTTTGAGTAAACTTGGCATAGTTTGCATCGTAAACGATTTCTCTACAAACAGCTTCCCATTTGTCTTTGTCAAACCCTTTTACTCTACGTCCAAATGCTTTTTGGTCACGTGGACTAGTAGCATACATAATCATCTTGTGACTTTCTATGTCATTGAATAATAATGCTTTTTGTGCCATCATATATTGCTCGCAGCAATTATATTTTACACCTCCGATTTCAAATGTGGAAGGACACCATTGACTGTATGTCCCTCCCCAAAAGAATATAAATTTATCTGTTGTCATTATACTAATTCTACGTTTAATTTAAAAATTTTAGCTCTACTACGAATATCTTCAAACTTCGTTTCAACCAATAGTTTACCATCTTCAAAAATAGTTCTCAATTCATCATGTGCAGATTCATATCCATCTTCCAATGATGTTACAGTGTAGTATTGACCATTTGTATAGTGTTTAACCAACTTCAAACGACCTTGTTTAGATTTCTTGAATGATGGTTTTAATTCACCATTTTCATCAACTTCTGTTGGTGATTTAACCAAATCACGTTGTTCACCATTTACGACAGCGAAACATGCTTTAGTTGCAAAGTTTTGTGTATCTCTATTAATATCAGCTTGTAACAATTTACCACCCATACCAAACACGATGTTCTCAGCAGAAATACCTAATCTGTATAATTCTTCGTAAATCTCACGAATTGAATTGATGTTTACACCATCACCTTGAATTACACGAACTTGTGGTGGTAACAATTTGAACCCTTTATCATTCACAGTGTAACCAAATTTATCAAACAATATAGCAAACACTTCTTTTAATGTGTTGACAACGTGACCACTATCTGGACGAATAACCAGTTGATTTCCAGGTTCTGATGGTCTTGATAAAATCAAATCACGTAACTCAGTTCCCCATTTCTCAGAACATGCACGTAAGATGTGGTAAGAGTCAGATACACACGCTACAATTCCAGTAGGGTATTTCTCAAGTGTTCTTCTCATCATTTCAACTTCACCTTCTTCACCTTTCATTGTCATGATAGAGTGTTCAGTTGCTGGAACTGATAAACCAAATATTGTGTCAGTATTATAGTATTCACAGATACGTTTTGATGCAACTGTTGTGTCAGAACCCATAAAATTAATTAAGTGTGCTGAACCACCGTAACCAGCTGATTGTACTGATGATACACCTCTAAAACCGAAATCGTTTAATACGAACTCAATAACTGTATCCATAATGTGTTGTGGTAACGCAGATGTTTTTTGGTAGTATTCGATAACAATTTTCTTAACTTCACGTGACAATGTTGCAACCGTAATTGGATACCATAATTGCATCATGATTGTTTCTAAAAAGTTAGTTAACCAATAACAATTAGGGTCAGTGTTCTCAATAGTCATAAGAACGTTTTTAACACCTACAACTGTACCTTCTTGTACTGCTTTAATACGTACTGGTAGTTTACCACCATGAACATCTATAATGTATTGGAATTTAGATTTATCAAACACATCATCACGACCAAATACACCATGTTTAGTACCTAAGTACTCATATGCTTCATCTAATTCTTCTTGTGTGATTGCAACACCTTCTAAATATTCTTTAATGAACATTTCAAGACCATACCATACAGTTTCTTGGAAACGACCACCACGTGACTCCATGTATGAATAAACTGTTGTTGTGTTATCCTCATAGAATTTATGGTGTGAGTATTTATACGCATCACCCATAAGTACAAGGTTGTTAGGTTTATCCAATACTTTTGTGATAAGACCTTCTAATGTTTCGATTGAAGACCAATCTTTGTTTTTAATTGCTTCTGCCAATCTAGTTTTAATCACTTCTTTAAGTGCTAAACTTCTTTTTAATCTTCTAGTTTCTGATTGCATACTATTTTGTATTTATTATTATTATATTTTTTCCTAATTTTTCAGCTTTTGTGATACTATCTTTGGTTCCTTTACTTTCACCATCCCAAAATGCTATGATAGTATCGGCATTGTTAACAATATCGGTATTTCTAAGTGGACCAGCTGCTGGTCCATGTTTCTTCCAATCTGGTTTAAAGATAAGTGTTTGAATGTTATTTTCATTTGCATATCTTTCACCCAATGAATCAGCACCTTTCGCACCACCACTAACCAATAATGTTATTGTATGATGTTTTAAAGTTTCTTTAACCAACTCATAGTCATTAAAACCTCTGCTACCAATTACTGCTAATTTCATGCGATACTTTCTCCGTATTTAGCTTTTGCTTCTTTTATTTTACCTTCACCAGTGTTTTTACTGATTAATTCAGTTCTATGTAAAAAACGTGTCAAAGATTCAAATAACTCTTGGTGTTCTGGCATGATTTCACTACTATAAACGTCAGATGGGTTTATCCAATGCAATGATGCAATATCATCAGATGGTTCAATACGTCCCCATAAGAACTTACCAATGAAAAGTGTTGTCATAATACCAGACTCTGTTTTACCATAACGCCAATCATTTATAGCAGCACTACAAACATATCTAATATCGTCAATTTCAGCGTTTCCACCAGTTTCTTCTTTAAACTCACGTTTAGCTGCTTGTTCCCAAGACTCATCAGTTCTATCAACAAACCCACCAATAAAACGATAAAACTCTTCGTTTGGTTTTTTAGCCATAAGGATTTGTCCTTTGTCGTTGTATACGGTGATATCTACTGTTGGATATGTTACTGGTCTAGCAGCATAAGTTGCGTGGATTACACCAGCTCTAAAGTCTTCTGATGCCAATATTTCTCTTGACACTTCTTTACGCACTTCAGTACCAGAATAAAATACATCTGTTGTGTATTCAATTACTGGATTTTTACCACTATAATAAGGAATAAAAGAGTCACGACTACCATACAATACCGCTGATAAATCACCATAAGGTGTTTTGATTTCAGCATCAAGCACTTGTGACCATTTAGCATCTGAGCGATTGTCTTTAAGTGGTAATACAACTGCTTTAGGATAAGCTTCTTGTATCATTGCTTTGCGTGATGCAAAGTCTAATGGATTATTCTTAGTTCCAGATATTACTGAAACACCTAAAAATATAATTACTTTCTTGTGGTTTTTATAAACCATGTTAAGTAAATTTCTTTGTCCTTCATGCAATTTATGCACTTGGAATCTAGCAACCACTACACCGATTTCATAATCGGATGGGTTAATATTTGATTTTGCTTCCATATTTTAATTTTATAATACAAATGTACAAAAGAAAATCCGAATAAGCAACTTATTCGGATTCTTTTTTATCTAATAAACCCCATGGTTGATTTTTCTTTCTCAACTTGGCTTGAGTAGAATCCTTTATAAGATTCTTTGATTAACGAAACAGTATCGGATAATGACCATTTTTCATCATCTTCAGACATTTCTTTAATATTATCAGATAAGTTAGCAATAAATGCACCAGTGATGTTTGGTTTTTTACCATTTATATTCTCAGTAAGTGCATCATACACTTCTTTAACTCTCCATTGTTCTGGTAAATGAATGTTACAAACTTTAATTATTTGGTCTTCATCTAAGAAACTATAATCTAATGTAAAGTTAAAACGACCTGGTCTTTCGGCAGCTTTATCAACCAACCCTTTGTCATTTGTTGATGCTAATAAACTAATTTTACGTTTCTTAACACCATCAAAGAATGATAAGAATTGGCCTAACAATGATGTGTAACTTCCATTATCACGTGAACCTAAGAATAAATCGATGTCATCCATAATGATTACAGCGTTATCAAAAATTTCACAACCTTCCATAATCATGGTCAAATCATTTGTTGAAAGAAATTCTGGAATAACAAATGTTACATTAGGTATCAATTTTCTAGCTATTTCACGTATAGATTCTGTCTTACCCGTTCCTGGTTCTCCATTTAACAAGTATCTAGCGTTCCCACCTCTCTTTACACGTGAGATAAAATGTTCAATAAATTTCATTTGAATATCATTCAAAATTAATTCATTTGATGACTCTTCGATATCAATTATTTCAATACCTTTAAATCTACCATCTCTTAACTTAACTTTGATACATTTACCTTTGTATTCTGAGTTATTAAACGAAAGATGTTTAATTTTCTCAATGATTTCATGTAACTTGTCGTTTGACACTCCATTTTGAATTGTAATGTGAAGCTGCACTTGTACTTCATTTCTATTATCAACAAAACTTTTTGTTTGAAAAAAGAATTTATTATCATTATCTGGCATATTACATTCATACCAAAAAGAAGCAGTATTATCAAAACTTCCATTCAAATATAGTCTACCTAAAGAATCTGTTGAACCATATGATGTAACTGTAACATCTTTTTGTTTTCGTTTAAAACAATCATATAGATAACTATTTATCAACGCCATTTCAACAAATGTACTTTCTAATGAAAGACTAGTGTACGTGTTATCATCATCGTCATCATCTTCATCATCATCAGATTCTAAATCAGAAATATTAAACCCACGAGGTGGTAAATTAATATCAATTTCCCCCAATAATGGATTACGTCTTTTCGTCATTTTTATAATTTCATCTAATGAAATTTCAACCTCTTTAACTTTCTTTTTACTTCCCATTTTAATTTAATTTTAGTGGTGTCCTACTTTTTCTACTTCTTTCTGTGACATGATTTGTTTCACATCGGTATAATGTAGTGGGTGATAATCTGTCATGCAGCAACCCACATCCATTACTTTTTTATTATAATACCAATCATAGTTGGAATCTTTCATCAATGACCCATGACAATGACCATGTAAGTGCCAAGCACCATGGTGTGCCTTATCCCAAGATAGTATTGGGTAGTGCATCATCATAATCTCTTGCCATTTTCTAGGGTTATCTTCATCCATTACCGATAAATTGATATAATCACTAACAGTTTCAAAACGATTTAGTTTTCTAATGTCTTTTTCTTTGTCATGGTTACCCAATATGTAATGAATTTTACCTTTTAATTGGTTAACTAACTCTTGTGTTTGTTTACCATTCTTATCAAAAGATAAATCACCCAAATAAAACACCACATCGTCTTCTGCAATGTAATGATTCCAGTTTTCAATCAAAGCTTCATGCATCTCATCAACATTTTTATATGGTCTTCCATCGTATTTAATCACATTTGCGTGGCAAAAATGATAATCTGATGCAAACCAAATACGTTGATGGTCTAATTTTAATTTCATAATTGTAATAAATAATTAAATGTTAATAATAATTGTGTGTAATGCAGCACTTGGTCTAATCCAATCACAACAAAAAAGTTATGATACTTTTCTTCTTTGTATAATTTACTAGTTAATCTACTCGTAAAATAATCTGTAACCCAATGACTAGCAAATATCGAAGTAAATGATGTCCAAATACCTAAACTAGTAACATGAATAGATGTAAAAGGAAAAACAAAAGCCCATAAAACAATTGTTGCAAATGTATATACAGATACGTGTAATGTAAGATAGTAGTTACTGCTACTTTTTCTAGTGCTCATGTGATGGGTCTGTAAAATAAAATCCGCAAACCAATGTACTACTAATATAAATAAAATATACCAAATCATGCTAACACTTCTTTAACTATTTTAGATACTACTGCATTATCTGCTTGACCTTTATACACTTTATTGAACGCACCCATCATTTTACCAACATCATCAATACCATCTTTTTTAAATGTTCTGATGATTGAACGAATACTAATTTCATCCATTAACTTTGGTAAGTATGGTTTGATGTATTCTAACTCTGCTAATGATTCAGCAGTATTGGTTTGTTTCAAAGACTTTTCAATTTTCTTTAAAATACCCATAACTGTTTCATCATCGTCTTTACCAGAGCGACCAGATTCATTTTGTATTTCACCCTTTACAACACCTAAAAAGTTTTTCTTTTCCATTTCTTTAGCTTTAAAAGCTGCCATGAAATCTGTGTTGATTCTTTCTTTTAAACTCATTTTATTTTTGTTTTTTAGTTACTAAATAATAGTGATAACCCTTATCACCATCTATAGCATAGAACGCATATTTTAACTCACCACTTTTTACCTTTTCTAAAAAAGGAAGTTTTTCATCAGCCTTAGCCTCTAACGATAGTCTAACATATTTGTTTTCACTTCGTTTAACTTTAGCCTCAGCTTGTTCTTCAACTATTGGTTCAACTATTGGTTCAACTTTAACCTCTTTTTTAGGTTTTTCCTCAACAGCAGTTTGAACCCTTTTCTTAGGTTCAAGTTTAACAATAGGTTTTGGTTCAGCTTTTTTACGTTCTTGTGCCATAATTTAATTATAGGACAAATGTACAAACAAAAAACTGATTAAACAAATTTTTTTTATTGTTTTCTTTGAAAATATTTGAAACGATATTTAAAACCATTTTCTTCATAAATGGCACTTTCATCTATCAACACCCATTCATCTGGGTTAAAACCTTGTAGGTAAGTGTCACCTTCAACTTCAGCCAACACTTCTGTAAGATATAATTTTTGAGCGATTGGAAATAATTCTTTATATATTTCTGCACCACCAATAACAAAATGTTCTGTAAGACCAAAATTAATTGATGATAATTCATAACCTCTTTTGATAAGGTCGATATCATTCAATACTGTGGCACCTTCTGCTTTGTATGTGGTATCTCTGGTAATAATAATATTATCTCTATTAGGTAGAGGTCTAAACTTCTCTGGAAGCGATTCCCAACACTTTCTACCCATGTAGACACGCTTTCCATCAGTAAGTGATTTAAAGTTCTTTAAATCGTCTGGGATATGCCATGGCAATTGATTATCTTTACCAATAACCATATTGGTAGACGCAGCAACTATAATACTAATCATTTCTCTTTGCGTATTATTTTACCATCTTGTTCTGTAATTGATACATACGTATCATTCTTACCATAAGCAAATGGTGTAAAAACTTTTGAATAACCTTGATTCAACCAACGCTTAAAGATTAATTCACCTTTTGCGTTAAATAGGTACAATTCGTTACCTAATATCTCTTTTTTAAACGTCCCTTCCATAATGAAACTATTGGTTTGTAAATATAAACTAAATTAACTATGATAACCATAAAGTTTAAAAAAACCAATGGGTATCTGCCGTGATAATGTGAATACGTTATAAATAAAATGCAACCTATCACATTCAATAATCTTAACAATACTATGTCTTTAACAATAAAAGATATTAATACTATTACTGAGGCAAAATATGCCAAAATTTCCATATAAAAATCCATTCTTAATTTGGGTATCTAATCACATAACTGAATATGTATTCAGCTAGGAACTTAATGTTATTTTCGTTATAATTCATATTAATTTAATTTTAAATTAGTTAATAATTCACAATTTAAACAATATAATGGTGCTTCGTCACCTATTGGTGTGTTAATATAAGGAACACCATTATTTGTTCTTACTTCAAGAACTTTACATTTTTCGAATTTACAGTGAACATAACACATAACAGCATCACAACGATTACATAAAGCAACTGGTTCACCAAAGCTAATTGAGATTTTTGGTTTCATTTTTTATAGCAATTTCTTTTTCCTCAGTGCTTAAAAGTCCTTTACCATATTTCTCAATTCTTTCGTAATACCTTTTTTTAACTTCTTCAGTTATTGGAATTGGTTTACCTTCATCATTAATCCTAACAAACTTTATGTTTGTTTTTATTGCGATTTCTTGGTCGCCAGTATAAACATCATGTTTTCTTAATTCTACATACAAAGTTATAGAAGTTTTTCCAAAATTCAAAACTTTTGCATATAATTTAATTATGTTATTTACCTTTACTGGTTTATCAAATATCAAGTCATCAATTTTAACTGTTACAACTCTTGGGGTATCACATATTTGTGCTACATACGCTGCACTGCTTTCATCAATAATTGATATTAACCTACCACCGAATACATTTGAATGTACACCGACATCACTGGTCTTGCATAAATAGGTTGTTACTAATTCCATATTTTCTTGTTTCACGAATTAATTAATTAATTAATACTAGTTGACCTTTCTTTCACCTTATTATCTAATTGGTCATTATTTAAACAGTAGCAGTCACCTTTGAAAACCCAACCTTCGTTTGTTCCAACGTTATCCACTTCCCCTTTTTTCTTAAATATCGCTTCTTCGAAAAATTTATCTTTTTCTTTCCACCCAATAATCCAACCTTTTGATAAATCAGATAAAATAGCAACAAAACAATAGTAATCACATTTCTGTCTTATGTTGTAAGCGAATATGTTAGCTCTGTGATATGGTTTTGGTTCAAAGTTTTGTAATTTTGTTTTAACATCGACTTTTTTACCTCTGATTATCATATCATAATCATATGAACCAACATATTTTGTTATCTTTTTAAATTGGTCCCAAACAATCACTTCACCTAATGCACCAACTTCGTTGCCTTTGCCTTCAGTCACTGACCCTTTCAAAACATTAAACTCATATAATTCTTTTGCTCTTTGTTTTTGGTCGTCAGTAATATCAATTTCAATCATTTCATATTATTTTATTTTAAATGTTATATTAAAGCATTTTTGTTAATTGCTTGATTGATTCAGTAATCAATTCGCTTTTTAATGCGTATTTATTTTGGTCAGCAACGTCAATTAAAATGCATAATGTTTCACAAACACATTTTATGTCATTTACAATCATTTCACGTGCTTCATCTTTATTTGTTGGTGATGGAATTTCAGCACCTTTACCAATCAGTATTGGTTGCTCTCTTTCTGTGTCTACGTCAATAGTAATAAGATTCTTCATAATAATTTTTTACTAAATATACAAATAAAAAATGGGTTTATCAAGTATTTATATATGTAAAACTTAATATTATGGCAAAAGCAGTTAAAACAGTATCTTCTACTAAAATTAGTAAAGGTAAAAAGAAAAGACCAGGAGTTCATTCTAAATGTAAAACTTCAGTATCTAAAAACGCTAAAAACTATAAAAAGAAAAGCGTAGGACAAGGTTAAAAACAAAAAAGGAGCTAATAGCTCCTTTTTTTATTTTCTCATTAATTCTTTTCTTTTTGATTTGTTTGCTTTATGTAAACCTTTTAATTTATCTGGAATACCTTGTTTTTTAGTTTTTGAAACTGCTTTTGACGCTTCTGAACCAGCTGGTTGTTGTCCATGTAATAATAATGCAAAATTTTTGTTAGTACAACAAGCTAATGAATCATCATAATCAATAGGTAATCTTTCATTAATTGCTTCTTCTTCACTAAACACAACTTTAGAATATCTTAACCCATTATCTACAATTGTGTTATAATTTTCTTCATCCATAGAAGCAATTAAATTCATATTGTTAGGTACAGATGATTTATTATTAATCCAAAAAGTTAATGATGTTGTATGTGTATAAAATGTTATTTCTGGAAATTTTTGACAAACTTTAATCCAAGCTTGGAAATAAGAATTAGAAAAGAAATCACCACCTTCATGAATTCTAAAAATTTTAGAAGTAAAATTAGCATTTTCTAATGATTCAATTATTAAGTTAGCCATGCCATCAACACCACCAGTTTTATTAGCATCCTTCAATAAATTTAAGTTACTAAAAACATTTTTATTTAATGAAGGATATTGACCTTGTTCTCTAGCAGCATAACATTGAAATTTAGTTTTTTCACTAGCTTTTTTAACAGCTGAACCATCTGAAAATCTTTTACCCATTTTAGCTGGAAAATTTTTACACGCTGTTGCTGCTGGACATGTAAAACCAGCTGGTAATGATAATGAAGGCCAGTCTAATTTTGTGTTAGATTTTGAAAACTTTAATAAACACACATTTTCATCTGTCGTTGGTTCTGATGGTTTATCTCCATGACCATATGGGTCAAAATCCTCTTCTTCTTTTAAATAAACTGTCAATTCATTTAATGCGTCAATATTTTCTTGTAAGTCACCAGAAAAATCATAATAATCTTTAACTGTTTCAAATAATTTAATTGAGTCTTCAGTTAAATTTGTTTTTATTATACCTTCTCTTAATAGTTTTTTAATCATGATATCTATTTTAGTTATAAATATCAAAAAACATTATAAAGTAAACTTTTCTATCTCAATAAACGGTATGAAACCATCTATTCTTGTTTCAGCAACATCTTCGTAATGCTGCAATTCTTCTAAGAAGAAATTACCCATAGTATAGTTGATAGTTAAAAACGTTTCCTTTTCAGCATCCCACATGGCAACATGTTTTCCTCTCCATCTATGACCATTGTAATAAACACCACCTTTTAAATCTGTTTTTGGTATCATCCTATCAACCATTTCTTCTAATTCAGCAGCATCTTTTTGTTTCTGAACTTTCTTTTCCTCTTTATGCTTGATTAGATTTTCTCTTACTTCATCAGCTTTATCTTTGCCAATAAGTTCAGTCAATTTATTATATTGTTCTGGTTTCATAATACGTTACATGTTGGTTTATTAATAGTTGTGTACCCGAAGAGATTCGAACTCTTGACCCCTCCGTTAAAAGCGGAGTGCTCTACCAACTAAGCTACGAGTACATATGTACCCCCGATGGGACTCGAACCCATGACCCCTCCATTAAAAGTGGAGTGCTCTATCCAGCTGAGCTACGAAGGCGTGTTTTTTCCATTGACACTCGTAACCAGCTTGGCCGAGTGCCTTATCGTTTTATCTTTCGCTTAATGTTGATAGAATTTTTCATAGTTTTTATTTTTTAAGTTTTTTATAATTTTATTTTAGTGGGGGCGGCTGGAATTGCACCAACGTTTTATCAAATTTACAGTTTGCGTGAATAATTTTGATTTTGCTGCAAACATTCTTTAATCTAAAAGGCAGAATGTGATTTATCTAACATTTCAACACCCCCATATTTTGAGCGAGAGATGGGATTCGAACCCACGACCCTCTGGTTGGTAACCAGATGCTCTACCACTGAGCTACTCTCGCATAGAGTGTGGTAGGTCAGCTGTACCTTGAGGCATCCACACTTGTTATTCCTCTTTTTGAGCAGATATTCAGAATCGAACTGAAATCCTAGGCTTGGAAGGCTAATATAATAAACCATTATACGATATCTGCAAATTTCGAAGAAAGACAGTCACGGCCACCTCTAGGTTCTTTCTTCTATTGTTAACCGAGGCAAAATGTGGCTCGACCCTAGTTAACACGTGAGCCTTTGATAGGATTCGAACCTACGACCCCTTCATTACAAGTGAAGTGCACTACCAGCTGTGCTACAAAGGCATAATTTTTGGTTGGAGGGGAGGGATTCGAACCCCCGTACCCTTACGAGAACAGATTTACAGTCTGCCGCCTTTAACCACTCGGCCACCCTCCAATAAATCAAGATAGCATTTTCTGATTCAAATTAAAAGTTTGATAGTTGTGAAATTGCTGAAGCTATCTTTTATTTTTCTTTTACAAATGTATGAACTATTTTTAACATATGCAAGTTTTTTTATTTTTTTTGATTTCCGAGAGGGCTTCGAACCCCCAAATTCTCACTTCAAAGGCGAGTGACTTTGCCAGTTTGTCTATCGGAAAATAACTTCCCATAACTTGTTTTTTTAATGGCTTATGGGAAACCATTAGGGTCGAATAGGTTGGATTCGAACCAACGTGCTCGGCATTCCAAATGCCGCTAGATAAACCACTCCTATACTACTCGATAATTTACATTCCTACTATTGTATATGTACAACCCAAAATAAACCAACATGTCAAATAACGTTCCTATTTTTTAAGAGGCATAGGTACCTAAAACAAAAAACCCGATGTCATTTCTGAAATCGGGTTTGGAATATCTTGTAATTTAGAATCTTTATTCTTCGTTACTCAACAGATATAACATACCCGATACACTAGGCTTTCCGCCTTGCGTTTGTTTCGGTTGATATGTAGTAACTGTTGTTTTCATTTCGCTTTTGTATTAATTAAATATATCGTTTTTTTTTAAAATTCAAAATTATACTACAAATGTACGAACTTTTTTTACATTTGTCAAGTTTTTTGTAATTTTTTTTTTAATTATTTTTAATTTTATTTAATTCATCTCTTATTTCAGCAGCTTTTTCGTACTCTTCAGCAGCAATAGCTTCTTCTAATAATTCTTCTAAAGATTTGTGTTCGTCTTCATCAAATGGTGCATCTGACACTTCTAATTTAACAATTTCACCATCTTCAACTTCCCATATTGTTTTTTTAAAATACAATTCATCCTCATTGAAATACTCAACTCTAGATGGTTCACCATATTCATTGTCTATTTTAAATTTTTCATCTTCATCATCTATTTGCTTAGCACTAGATAAAATGTTTATTAATTTAGATAATCCGTCACTAAATTCTTCTCTTGAAGGTTTAGATTTCTTTTTTGGTTCTTCAGAATTCTTTTTATTAAAGAATTCGTCAAATAGTTCATCAAATGTTTTCATTTTTACTTTTTTTTTTAAAAATTTTTCATGTAACCCAATAATCTTGTCTTTAATGAGTTTGATTGGATTCATTTTGTAAAGGTACATAAAAAATCCAAAAAAAACAAATGCTAACGCATACATAATCGCCATAGTCATCCAATAATTTTTTGTTAATAACGTAATACAGTAAACAACAACATCATAACCCAATGGATTAACAAATAATGCTATTGTTACAAATAAGTTTCCTAAAACTCTTTTTTTTAATCTAAAAAATAAGTGCGACAGCAATAAGAACACAAATGCCAATCCATATAGAATGTACATTGTATTCCAATAATCGTTGGTTAACTGCATCAGTTTGAAAACCAGTATGTCGAACCCTAAAGGGTTCAGAAAAGTCGCTATCATGAGGCAAACTGTCCCCACAACTTTTCTGCTTACTGTTACATTCACTATCCATTTTTTTTTAATTAAAAACAACAACCTTAACTCTGCTTAAAAGTTGTTCTTATGAACAAAGTCTTTATTATAAATATCTAATAAAACTAAATATACGTCTTTTTTTAAGATAATTAAAGTTTTTATCGTTAGCATACGCTTCTTTTTCAAAAGAAACATTATAATACCCCTTTCTATAATACTCAATAAGATACCAAATATAGAATGGTATAATTAACATTTCGATTTGTTGTCTTAGGTGAATCCTTTCATGGTTTATCAACTCTGGCGTTGCTACCACTTTGCTATTCAATATAACAAAAGGGTAGAACGCCATAGCTGCTGGTAATTGACCACCACCTAAAAAGAATGTCAAGAACCTTAAAAACCTATCACTTACTATTATCATCTTCAAAATTGTTTTGATAAACCCATATATGATTATATAAGTTTAATATTGTTAATTCTAATTGAAAAGATGGTGAATGTTCACTCTTATATCTGTCTAAATTACATTTAAACTCAAAGAATGTAATACCATCTTTAAAATCTCTAATACGACCAAACAACTGTATCTCATAGAAGAGATTTTTAAACAATCTTAATTGACCATGTGCAATTAGACCTAATTTACCAAAAAAATTTATCATTGTTACGATTTTAATAATATTTCTTTTATGTCAGCAACCACTTTTCTATGACCCTCACCATATGGTGTCCAAGCTAATCCCATTTTCTTTAAATCATAGTGTTTTAAGACTGTTGAATATTCAGTTGTACCCTCTGGGTTACCAATAATATAAATACTATCAGCCAATTCAGCAGCCAATCTGATATCGTGTGTTGAAAATATGATTGTGTTATATTCGTCAGCATCCAAAATCTTTTGGAAAGATGTTTTAACTTTCTCAATGTTTCCAACGTCCAATCCAGAGAATGGTTCATCCAAAATCATAAAATGTTTAGATGATAACATTTGCTCAATGATTGCAGTTCTTTGTCTTTGACCACCAGATAACTCACATGAGTATTTATCTTTGTGTTCTAATAAACCCCATTCAGTTAAAAACTCAGTAATCAACTTATCTTTCTCTTGTTTTGTCGTTTTACTTTTTCTTAATGCATATTGACAAATCTGATATACTGTTTTATGTCTGAACAAAGTGTATTTTTGGTCAACAAACCCTACATCACCTTCAGCCAATATTTTTGCATCATCTGCAACTTCTGTAGCCATATCACTTATCAAAATCTGGCCAGACATTGGTTTAACCAATCCAGTCAACGCTTTGAACAATGTAGATTTACCTCTACCAGAACGACCTAACACCGCAATTGTTTGTCCAGTGGAATCGTGACCATCTCTTACTATATTTTTCTCAATGATTGAAATATCTTTAAGAATTGTTTTTCCTTCATACCCAACGCTAATCTTATCAACGTATAATATTGTATCTAATTCTCTATAACTCATGTCTTAATAATTTGAATATCTGAATATTAATTTACGTAATTTAGTGATGATAAAGTCCAATGATAACCCTACAACTACAATTATAATTTGTAATGCAATTACTCTACCATTGTCACCTAACTTGTCACTATTTTTGATTAAGAATCCCATACCACCAGCTGCTGCTAATATAGACTCAACCGTTACAAGCATCATCCATACAATTGCTAAGTTTTGTCTTACCAACTCTAACACGTAATCTAATCTACCTTTGATAACTACTTCCCATAAAATCTCCCAACGATTGCATCCTAGCGTTTTTGCGTGGTCCAATTCTTCTTTGGGGATATCTTGTATCATTTGAATAAGAGAAGTCGTTAGAAACGTTGTCATGAACACTACAAGCACCCATACTTGAAGACTTCTAGCATCGTTAATAATGATAGCTAAATAAAAAGCAATACCAGTCAATGGAAGATATCTTAATTTAGATATAAATGTACCTACTGGCTTCATAATTGGAATTGCTGTTGAATATGCGATAACCAATGATATAATCACTGATAAGAATACAGCATGTGCACATAACGCAATTGAACTAACTATGTGAACAACTAATCCTTCAGCCCATAAGTCACCAAATCCATGGATAACTTGTGTTGGTGTTGGAAACATATGTGATGTTCCAAACATATTCAAGGTCCAAAATGTAAGTATAGCTACTAACCAACCTAACATGATTGTACCTCTTGACGTACTTTTAAGTTCTTGAAATGGTTTAATTAAATTTTTCATATTTTTATTTTTTAAAGTTCAAAAAAAATCCCTAACAAAGTTAGGGACTTTAATTAAATAATGTTAGTTTATTGTAACAATGTAATCTCTACACGTCTGTTTTTCGATTTACCAGCCGCAGTTGCATTTGTAGCTACTGGATTAGTATCACCTAAACCATCCACAAATTGAATACGTGCTTTAGGAATCCCACGATTAACCAAATAATCAACAACTGAGTTAGCACGACCTCTAGACAATACCATATTAGATTGTGGATTACCAACATTATCTGTATGACCAATCACTTTCAATTTAGTTTGTTCAGCTTGAATTAACAAGTTGTAGATAGTCTCTAACGTTTTCTCAGAACCTTGGATAGTTGTACTTGCAGTAGCAAAGCTAATGTTCCATTGTCCATCTGCCATCACTTTAGTTTTATTCTCAACATAGTTGAACTTTTGAGTAGTTCCAGCATCAACATCACTAATAGATTTCAAGAAGTATAAGTTAACAGCATCTTCGTATTGCACAACACCATCTTTACATGTTTCGTTGAAACCACATGGGTTCAAGTCAGTTAAGTACATAGATACTTGATTGTAAACCGCTTTATATCTGTTATTACCATCCGTGATTCCGTAGTATTGCATAGCATCAGCATAGTTAAATACACGTGTACCACCAATATTGTAATCTAAACCACCTTTAGTACCTTTTTGTCCTTTGAACATTTTGTACCAATAATCAGCAGTTTCAAAGTTGTATGTTTTTGCAACACATTCAGCAGCCTTACGGGCCCATCTATCGTATTGTTTAATTTGGTTACAAGCAGTATATGTTTGTTTCAAAATATTCGTTACTTCTTTTTCATGTTGTATCGCCCATTCTTTCACTACGATAATTGATGTAGCCATTTGGTTAACGAAATCTTTTGTTGTAACAACATCAGTAAACCCAGTCAACGCATCAAAAGCCATTTTATCACCTGGAGTCCATGTTGTTGCACCATCAATTTTATGGTTGATTGTCTTACCAGTCAATTTACCATCTTTAACTTCTTTCAAAGGTACAGTAAATCCAGTGTTTTGTGATTTAATCAATTCTTTTACAGAGTTGATAAAGTCATCATCTTGTGACGGTACAAAGTTCAATGCATTAGCATCAAAAGTTGTTGGGTCTGGATTAACTGGAATACCATTCGCAGATGCATAGTTTACAGCTACTACCCAGTCACCATCACCGATTACTGATGATACAACCGCACCTCTAAGTGTTTGTGGGTTATCTTGCCATACTTTTGGACCAATTAATTTGTCCTCCCCATATGATAAACCGATTGCACCGATATTAACTACGTGATATTTACCTTTACCAAACTTCTCATCTAACGCTTTTTGAGTAGTTGTAATGTAAAAAGGCACACCATCACCCATGATAGATACAGCAAACGCTGACTTTTGTGATTTTGGATAAGCAACACCTTTGCTAAATTCATCAACAAATTTTATTTGCATATCACGTAAACCACCAACCATATCTTGTCGCACGATTTCCAAGTTTACATCAGCAGCCTCCATAAGAGACCCTTCAGTTGTTCTTGGTCCACCATTTGCTACAATCATACCAGAGTTACCATTCCATGCGTACTCAGCTATTCTAATCAACTTACTTTCGTCAAAGTTACTAGACACTTCCGTAGATGGTAAAGGTAATTCAGCACCTTTAGTTACGTTGTTTAAATCGTCAGAATTGATTGCTAACGCTTTCATTTCTTTTGACACTGCAACTCTTAAACCTGGTGCGGCCATATACACAACTGCTAAAACAATTGCTAAACCAACACCCATAATTAACATTTTACTTAATTTGGTCAAACGATTCCATTTTGCCGCTAAACCACCTTGTACTCCATTAACATTTTCCATTTTTTTCTTTTTTCGTTTTTTACTTTAATAATTTATTTTTGTTTCTAAGATTAAAATCTGTATTTTTTAATAGATTTAATCCACTCTAACAAACAAGAGATTTTTACGTGATTCGATGTTTTTGACATTTTCTTTTTTTTTTAGTTAAACATTTAATTTGATATTACAAATGTATGGAGAATATTTTAATTCTCCAAACATTTTGCAACTTTTTTTAAAATAATTCTCCAAATCCTCCAGATTTAACTTTATCTGATTGAGAAAGAGTATATTCTGGGTTTGAATATTGTTTTGCTTGTGGTATGATATCTTGACCAACTTTGATTTTATCAGCCACAGCATTCAAGTTTGCATACAATTCATCAGAATCTAATGAGTAGTTACTTGTAAGTGTTTCGATATCTCTCAAGTTACCAGCAGTAATTGCGATATCATTAGCAATAGTTGATGTTACAACATCCAATGCATAGTCGAATTCCCATCCTTTTGTGAAACCCATTGCTGATTTAGCAGCACTAGTCGCAGCATTAGATTTTTGACCGAACTCATAGTCTTTCTTCAACATATCTATAGTTGCATCAAAGTCTTGAATTTTAATATCCATAACGGTTTCAACCATTGTAAGTTTTTGACCCATTTTCTTCATGATAGCGGCACGTGAACCATACTTTTGAACAAAGTCTTTAGATTGGTTTAATTTGTTAGCTACACGTTGTGCTTCAGCCAAAATCTTTTGTAATTCAGATGCTCTGTTTACATAATCATCTTCTGATTTAGCATCAATACCCATCTTTTGAACCATAGCATCCATTTCATGCTTAATCTTTTCAGCTTTACCTTGTAAAGAGATGATACGTGTTTGACCAGATTCAGCTTCTTTCTCAGATTTATCAGCTTCTACTTCCATCTCAGTTTTTAATGAAGCGATGTTACCTTTAGCTGTTCTGAAAGTACGTTGATTTTCAAGCATTTTTTGTCTTTCGATTTCCAACTGAGCAAATGGGTCATATTTGATAAGTGCTTTGTGTAAAGAACGTGTAAATAAACGAATCCCTTTCACAATCACTGGTGCCATAATAACTCCAGCTATAATCAAAACACCAGTTGCTGCTACAGCTAAGAATTGTCCAATTGCTTGGAAAACTGGTGGTAATACATAAGTCCATGTTAAATAACCCACACCAATAAGTGCTGCTAATTTAAAGAACCAGAACATTCCTTTTTCACCTTTACGGAAACTGTCTACCTTTGCAGAGATTTCGTTTTGGTCAAAGTGTTTTAAAATTGGCAACTCAGATAAATTCGCTTTAAATGATGTTGCTGTTTCAGTTTTAGTTTGCATTTTTCTACTTTTTATAAATTGTTAATAATTCCATTTTTAACTTGTTCAATAGATTGAACGATTTTGTTTTTAGCCATGTCATTTGCTGACAATTTGCTATCTACTTCACTCATCATCGGTGCATACTTCACATCGATAACTGATAATTTGTTTTCTCTGTCAGCAATCTGAGTTTGGATTGCTTCTAGTTGTTGTCTTAACAAAGATAATTCACCTACAAGAGATTCATTCTCATTTTGTTTTTGAGTTGTTAAGTCTTGTTTCTTAGATAAACCTTTTGAGTTATATTCTTGGTAAACTTTGTTAATTTCAGCAATATAAAACTCTGATTGTTGCACCAACTTATCTTTCGATATAGACTTGTCCATAGCACTAGCCATAGTCAATGCCATAACATAGATTTGTGGATTTGTTGGTCCAGCTTGCATTACTGCTTGATAAAACTCATA